GTTCCAGTTTTATCTTTCATTTTTACTATAAAGTCTGGATAGTACTTATGAACTCTTCGATCGATTGGTGATATGTACGGGATAAAAAATTCTTCACTTGCCCATTCTAAAATATTCTCATTCAAGTCGCACCATTTGCAAAATTTACGTTCCCAACTACTTCTACAAATACTATTATTTGGATTACCATTATATTTGTGTGGGTTTGATGGTCGGTATTTGCTTTTTATGCTTTCGTTCATAAATTAACTACATAGTATATAATAGTAAAAATATTTATAGATGGCAGCTAAAAGTCTTCCAGCGATAAATCCTGGGGTATCAATGTCTAGAATAAAAAGTAGACTATTGCAGCCTGCTTTAACATCTAATTATTCTGTTATAATTGCCCCACCAGGTAAAGCATCCTTTCCCAGACAATCTGGGGATAAAGGTCTTGCTTTGTCATTCATAGAAAAACAATTAGGTAAACCAGTAGATAATGAACTATTAGAATTATCTTGTTCTGAAGCATCTTTACCAGGGTCATCTTTTGCAACCATTGACATTAATAATGATTACATGGGAATAACCCAAAAACATGCATACAGAAGACTATATGATGATAGGGCAGACTTTACTTTTTATGTAACTCAGGATAGTAACTATTATCAAATTAGATTTTTTGAGGCATGGATGAGATATATTGCAAATGAACAATATACTCAAGGAGTTTCTGCTAATGATAAACTTTCTTCAGCATCAATATCTAGAGTTCAATATCCAGAGTTTTATAAATCAATCATACAAATTGTCAAGTATGAAAGAGATTATGGTACTGGCAGAGCATCTCAATCACCAATATTAATCTATGATTTTGTGGATGCATTCCCAGTGAGTTTAAATTCTATTCCAGTATCTTATGAATCTTCTTCTTTATTAAAAGTTACTGTATCTTTCTCTTATACTAGATATGCTGTTGATGATTTATCAACTGTTGCTGAGACAACAGTTCCTGGTAGAAATCCAAATTCAACTGGAAATCCAGATGTTCCACCTGGAACAACAACAGTACAGTTAAATGGTTCAAGAGGTACTGATATACCAAGAACAGTTGCACTACAGGATGGTAGATCTACCTTATCACAAATATATGATAGTGTATAAGATTTAAAAAAACACAATAAATAAAGTAACTGAATTTTATAGGAGATTATGCCTTTACCAAAAATTTCTGCCCCAACATATGAGTTGGAATTGCCTTCTACTAGTCAAGTTATCCAATATAGACCATTTTTAGTAAGAGAAGAAAAACTATTAGTTTTAGCATTGGAGAGTGAAGATACAAAACAAATTACAACAGCAATTAAAACAGTTATTAAAAACTGTATACTTACAAAAAATATAAAGGTAGAATCATTACCAACATTTGATATTGAGTATTTGTTTTTAAATATCCGTGGAAAGTCAGTTGGTGAAGAACTTGAAGTAAATATTATCTGCCCTGATGATGAACAAACTACAGTTCCTGTGACTATTAATATTGATGATATTCAAGTACAGAAAAACGATAAGCACAAAACACAGATTAAAATTGATGATTCCATAATGATGGAAATGAAATATCCTTCATTGGATCAATTCATTAAGAGTAATTTTGATTTTAGTGGTAATAGTAATATGGAGCAATCTTTTGATTTAGTTGCTTCTTGTGTTGATAAAATTTATACCGAAGATGAAGCATGGTCTTCTTCCGATGTAACTAAAAAAGAGATTGTTGAATTTTTAGATCAGATGAATTCTTCTCAATTTAAAATGATTGAAGAATTTTTTGACACTATGCCAAAACTTTCCCATGAAATTAAAGTTACTAATCCAAACACTGGGGTTGAGAGCACTGTCGTTCTGGAGGGTCTGTCGAGTTTTTTCGTATAGCCCTAGTCCATATGGACTTGGAGAATTACTATAAGTTAAATTTTTCTTTGATTCAATATCATAAATATTCATTAACAGAGATTGAAAATTTGATCCCGTGGGAACGGGACATTTATGTTACTTTATTGAAGGCTCATTTGGAAGAAGAAAAACTTAAACAGCAACAAAATGGCGGCTAATAAACCAAAGTTTATAGATAAATTTTGGCCAATATCTACTATTGTAGCAAGTAGAACTGGACAATATAAAAAAATACTTGCTCAACGAATGGAAGTGAGCAAGTATTTAATTGAAAATAACTTTGGCGTAAAGGCAGATAAAGTAGTAGATACTTTTGTCAAAGCATATTTGGTATCTGATAAAGATTATCCCGCACCAATTGAGTCTGTACAAAATCCACAATCCAATAAAGACTTTAGTTTACGTGATCAATATATCTTATTTTTGTGGAATTATTATGTAAATGATAAGAGCAAAAAAACAAAAATACCAAAAGAAGTTCCACCTAAAGAACAATCTAAAGGTAATGTTCCAGACTCTTCTGGTGCTTTAACTTTATATGAAGGTATTAAAGAGGAAGATTTAGTTAGTGAAATAATTGATGAGAGAGTATTGAAAATACTTGGTATACAAGATGTTTTTGATATTGATTATGGTACTTACTTAAGTCTACTTAAAGAGAAATTAGTAACAATAAGTATGGGGGATAAAAAAATCCCCAGAGAAGAGCAGATATTATTACAAGATGAATTTAAAAGAGTAAAAGGAAAGGTTGGTAGATTTAAAGTAAGAAGTAAAAAAATAAATGCAGATAATATTGGAACAACTGGTCCAATAAGAGTATCTAAACAGCAATATTTTCTTGCTGGAAAAGTTTCTGTACCTGATATTTCTAAGGAATCTGCAAATATTGGAAGTTCAATAAAAAAAGATATTGAGGCAATAAAAAATTCTATAATTTCTATTGCTTCTCTTCTTTCATCCCAGAATAAATTAATTCAGAAGGATGCAGAAAATCAAAGAAAACTTGGTGAGAATTTAAAAAGAGGTAAAAGAGAAGAAGATTTAGAAAAAAGAGATAATAAATTAAAAACTTTAGCTTCAAAAGTCTTAGCACCATTCCAAAGTATTCTTGATAAGATAATTAACTTTATTGTTTGGACTTTGCTTGGCCGTTTAATGGTCAAATTTATAGACTGGATATCGGATAAAAAAAATAAAAAGAAAATTGATACTTTAATTAGATTTATTGGTGATTGGTGGCCTGCACTACTGGGAGCATTTTTATTATTCGCAACTCCTCTAGGTGGATTTGTTAGATCTATTATTGGAACAGTTACTAAATTAACATTTAGACTGAGTAAATTTGCGATTCCAAAATTACTCAACTTTGTAAAAGCAAATCCTGTTGCAGCAGCTCTTATTGGTGGTAGTATTGCTGCTGGAGTTGGTGCTTATGCATCCACACAACAGGTTGATAAAACTAGAAGAGAAAATAAAAAATCTGATCCATCCACAGTATTACCTCAAGAAACTGCAAAAACTGGCAAAGGTCCAGGTGCTGCACAATTATCACAAGAACAAATACAGAGTCGCGGATTTAATATGTTTAGGGGTGGAGGATTAATCCCTAAATTTGGAGATTACCAAAAACCTACTCCAATCAAAAATATTGGATTTGAAAGTGGTGGTGCTATCACAGATGATACTGGTGTTAGAATTGCTGGAGCTGGGAAGGATACTCAGTTGATTGCTGCTCAACCTGGAGAGATTGTTATCTCAAAACCAGCAGTTGATAAGTATGGTGCAAACTTCTTCTTAGGATTAAACAAGTCTGGTGGAGGAACTAATGTTCCTAAGATGGTAAACAACATTCAATTAGCTGCTGGTGGTGGAATGGTTGGAGGAGTTAATCCATCTAAAGAGATAATACCAGAGTCTAAAAAGACATCAAATTTACAATACATACCATCTAAAAAAAGAACGGAAAATGATACAAATTTGAAATCCAAAAATACTGGATTAAATTCTTATACCATTGACAAAAAAACTCCACCCGCTACTACAAGTAAACCAACAGTATCAAAGAATTTCTTACCTTTAATATCCAGACCGTCTAAGACAATTGGGAAAAATATTGTTAAGCAAGATCCAAAAATAGATATTCAATCACCATCAATTTTAAATTTGGTAATTCCATTCGATAAAATAAAATCAATGGGTGAGACTGCAAAAGAATCTGCTAAACCAATTGAACAAAAGATGCCATTTATGATTCCTTTGGTTAATAACATAGTTAATATTTTAGGTAAAGTTGGGCAAGAAAAATATAATATTCAAAAACCAAACGTAAAAATATATCCAAATGTTAATAACTCTTATATTCCAGAACCACCAAGTGGAAGATCTAAATCTAATGTTATTACATTACCTCCAGTAGTAAAACAGGCTACTGAATCTTCTGGAACTAGAATGAATGCTATAAGAGACGTTGAAGATTTTCCTGCATTTATGATGAGTTCTCATCGAAAAAATAATATTCAAATATATGGCATAGGTGGTATAAACTAAAATGGCTGTACTAGATCCTAAAAAATTATTACCATCTTCTAAGGAAGAAAGTAAAAGGGCATCTTATAGTAATGCTACTCGATTTTTAGTACCAGCAAAAAATGTACAATATCGAGATACTGCACCAGTTTCTCCAGAACCTGAACAACAAGAATCTAATAAAGATTTAACCAAAGATGTATTAATAATAAAAGAAAAAGTAATATCCATAGAAGATATTTTAAAAAAAAGTTTAGATTTACAAAAGAAGACATTAATTGGTAAGAATAAAGAATTAGAGAATAAAAAAAGAGTAAAAAAGGAAAATATTTTAGAACAAAAAAAGGATAAACCACTTCCTGGAGGTTTATCCATTCCCACTAAAAGAATGGGATTACTTGATAGTATCAAAAATTTTGTTACTAGTACTTTACTTGGATTTGTTTTAGTAAGATTAGTAAAATATCTTCCACAAATAATTGAGTTTAGTAAAAAACTAACTCCAGCAATAACTTTTATTGAAAGTTTTGTTGGTGGAATGGCTGATAAACTAGTCAGTTTTATTGAAATTGGATATGGTGTTTATGATAAAGTTAGAGATACTATCAAAAATATTGGTGGAGAAAATCTCCAAAAAACATTTGATCAATTCTCTGGACAATTAAACACATTTATTAATCTTGCTATAATTGCTGGAATGTCCACCATTGGTGGAACTGATTTTGGAATGGGTAAAAAGAAACCAAAAGGTGGATTTGGTAATCAAAAAGGTATTAGTGGAGGAAAACAATTACCAGCAAATGATAGACTCAATCGTTATTTGAATCGTGGTAAAGAAGCAAAATTAATTGAAAGAAAATTCGGTAATAGTGCAGCAAGATATTATGAAGAACTAAGAGATTCTGGTAAAAATTCTTCACAAGCATTTAAAGAAGTTAAGAAAAGATTTCAACCAAGAGGATTATTTAATCGCAGAAATAT